CAGGTGAAGCCGCAGCGAACACAGCTGCAGGCGGCATGAAAAAGTTAGGCATTGCGTTTAGCGAAACCAAAGAGTCAATAGGGCAAGCCTTTTTGCCAATTATGTTAAAACTGCAACCAGTGCTAGAAAAGTTTGCTAACTGGGCACAAGAAAACCCTAATTTGTTAGCAGCAGTCATTGCCGGCATGGGCATTTTGGCTGTGTCAATTCTTGCCGTAAACGCAGCCATGCTGTTAAACCCTGCTGTAGCGATTACTGCTGGCATTATTGCGTTAGGCGTTGCCATTGTTGCGGCCTACAAAAAATTTGAGGGCTTTCGAGAGGTAGTGCGCGTCGTAGTCAACTTCATTGCTGGTTACATTGAAAACATGGTTAACGCTTTCATCAAAGGCATAAACCTAATGATTCGCATTATGAACATTTTTAAGATGGGCAAAGATATTGAGCAGATTAAAGAAATATCTATAGGCCGCATGTCTGCACCAATGGCAGTTGAAGAAGCAAACTTAGGGCTAGACGGCAGCGCTAACGTGGCGGAACGAAACAACAACATCACAATGAACGTCTACGGCGGCGACCCTAACGCGGTAGTAGCAGCGTTACGCACCTACATGCGACAAAACGGCAGTGTGCCAATAAAGGTAAGTGACATTTTCTAATGGCTGTGCAAACGTATGAGGTCGCCTACTCGACAGATGACGTAACCTATACGGCCTTAACAAACGTTCAAACAATTAACATTAACTTTGGGCGTCAATCACAACTAGACCAAATAAAAGCAGCGACAGCCTCGTTTAGTTTGCGTTACCCCGACGGGTTTACTTCACCTATTGCAGCATTGGTTAGCGGCACGTTTATACGTTTTCGCAACACGACAGGCACCGCCTACGTGTTGTTTTACGGCAAAATTGCTGACGTCACAGCGCGTTACGGCATACCTTTTAGCGGCGGCGTAGGAAACGCAGACTTTTTAGACGTCACTTGTGAGGGCCAGTTTGCTGACATAGGGCGCATGCAAGGCAACGATTACGTTATGGCTGCAGCTGACGTAGTGACACAATTTGGTGCAGCCAACGCAGAAACGGGCCTTATCTGTGGCTTCAAGCCTGCCTCGTCTACTACAGCGATGGCAGGCACAACAGTCAGCTCTACCTGGGGCGACTGGTTCAACAAGACCGCGCTCACCCTGAACGCTCGACTACGCGACGGCGTCGCTACTGCCGGCTCAACCATCGTTAGCCCGTTTTTTGCTACCGTTTCCACAGTCAATTTCAGCGACACTACAAACGACGCCACTAACCAAGTGTATTTTGCAATAGATTTTGGCAGCCTGGCAGACAACTTTTATACACAGGTTGTTGTTGACCCAGAATCTTTTGCTGAAGCAACGGTTACACAAGTTGGGGCTACAACACCGTATCGCACATACCAGGTGAACACGTTTAACGCGTCAACAGCTCAAGCAACGGATTACGCAAACTATTTGCTCAACAATTACTCGACAGCCAAGTTTGCTATTACGTCTTTTAGTTGTATGGCTGGCGCGCAAAACAGTATGCAGCTAGACAAAATTGGTGAAAGCACGTATTTACCTAATGCTGTAGGGACACAAGTAAGCGTCACGTTTCGAGGCACTACATACGTTTGCATTATTGAAGGCGTCACAGTTTCAGCAACACCAGATAACGCCTTGTTTACTTACTACGTTTCAGGCGCAGACCTTAACGCTTACCTAATTCTAAACAATGCTACTTTTGGCAAACTTGACTCAAATAAACTGGGGTACTAATGGCTATAAAAACTTTTACTACTGGCGAAGTGCTTACCGCTTCAGACACAAACACGTATCTAGCAAACAGCGGGCTTGTTGCAGTTGCGCCGACTTCAGTTAGTGGCTCAGGCGTGACTTTGTCTAACGCAACTGTCACCATGGCAGCTGCAAGCACCGCGTCAATCATCGGTTGTTTTACAGCTACTCATACAAATTATGTAGTCGTTTACAATTTTACTGCAACTTCAAGCTATTTGAGAATGAAATTACGAACCGCTAGTGCAGACGTTTCAACTGGTTATGGCACTACAAATGCTTTTATTAACGACAACTCGACAACGGTTGGTTTTCTTAACTCAGGTGCAGCGACTTGGAATGATACAAGGTGGCTGATTTCACAAAACGTGCAGTCTTATGGAACAATGACCATTTTTAATCCACAATTAGCCGTAAGTACTTTTATGCAAAACGATAATACGGCAATCAGTGCCACAAACAGTTTGCGCCTATTTGGTGGTGGCCGAAACACGGGCACAGACGTTTGCACTGGTTTAACAATTTTTCCTGACAGCGGAACATTCACAGGTACCGTCACCGTTTACGGGTACAGGTTGTAAATGTTTTGGCGCACTACTTTTGTGGCGCTTTTATTTGCGTCAATCCTCACAGCTTGCGGAGACCGTGAGCGAGTCAACTGCCCGCGCACAAAAAACAAGGCGTTGCGCGCCGAAACCTCTATAACTGTTGACACCGCCAGCGTTGGCAGCTCTCGAATCTTGGCAGACAAATGCCCATAATCCCGCCACCGCGCCGACCCGAAAGAATGACCAGCGAGCAAATAAAAGCCCGCCTAATTTTTGTGGTGGCCTGCGCGTTGTCGTTTACTTTTGTGATAGCCACAATGTCGCTTATATACGGCCTGCTATTTGTTACGCAGCCGCTTGACGTCAGCGACAATGACAAGAGTGCGTGGGCAACATTGCAACCGTTATTGCTGTTCCTGACCGGCAGCCTTGCTGGCCTGCTTAGCGCAAACGGATTAAAAGACAAACCGAAAGGCAAAACCGATGAATGACGCAGACAAAAAAGGCTTACTTAAAATAGTGCGACAAGCAGCCGCAAACCTGTTGCACCGCATTGCCGATATTATTAACAAGTCATGATTTACACAGGCACAACAGACGGCACAGCTGTAGGCAAACGCGCCGGCACAGAAAAATTTGTGGACATCATAAAGAAAAAAGGCTTTACTAATCTAGGCACCTGGGCTGTTAGAAACATGCGCGGCTCAGACCGCCTCAGCGTGCACGCCACAGGCCGCGCGGCAGATATCGGCTACAAAGACAAGGCAACAGCCGCCTTGTGGGCAAACTGGCTTGTAGCAAACTACGAGACTTTGGGCATTGAAGAAGTGCACGACTATGCCGGCACGACAAAAAAGGGTTGCGAGAAATGGGGCCGTGGCTGGCGCTGTAATCGTGACGGCAAACCAGGCTGGAAAGACTGGACAGAAACCGCTAACGGCGGCTCTGGCGGCGGCCTGTGGCTACATGTAGAACTCACGCCCGAAATGGCAGACAACCCGACTTTGCTAGTTGAGCGCTGGAAAAGCCTTACAAAACCTGTATAGCGCCTAAACCAGCCTGCTCTTTGCTAGGGTTTTTGCACCGGCAGAAAGAGGCTTACATGAATGGTTACCGTTATTAGGCGTTTTGTCGTGGCGTTACTTGTCGTCACGCTCACAACTACAGCAGCACAAGCGCAAGGCGCGCCAGCTGTGAACAAGTGCCCGCAATATCATGCGGCGTTGCGTAAGGCTGGCTTGCCCGTAGAGCCATTTAGCCAGATTATGTATCGGGAGTCCCGATGCGTGCCTGGCGCTATTGGCTGGAACTATCAGCCTGGCATGTCGTACAAAGACTGCCGACGGCAGGTTGCGACGCTCTACAAGCGCTGTAGGGCTGTTAGAACGTACGACAGCGGCCTGTTGCAGATAAATAGCAGTTGGGTTTCTGTGACCGCGCAAGTCTGCAAAAGCCAATATGGCGACATGACAGTTCTCTTACGCCCAGCCTGCAATTTGGCTGTAGCCGCGCACCTGTACAAGACGTCTGGCATCGGCAACTGGCGGGCCACAAGCGGGCCTAAATGACCATGCAACACCCGTTAGATTAAATGTGTTATGTTGGTCAGGAAACCTACGGCAGGAGGAAATATGGAACATCGGACATTATTTGACGCTATGGCTGAGCGCGACGCAGCTGTAAGCAAAGTCGAGAGCAACACAGATAGCAACTGGCTACGTGCGGCAGAGGCAGCAATAAAAATGCTGGCAAAGTCAAGAGTAAACGGCTTCACAACCGATGACGTCTGGGCCCGTCTAGACGCTATGGGCATGACCGGACAGGTACATGACAACAGGGCTTTAGGGCCAGTAATGAAGCGTTGTGCGCGTGACAAAATAATCGTCTCAACAGACAAGTACGCACCTAGTTTGCGCCGGCATTGCGCACCTATCAGAGTATGGCGGGGTATGTAATGCAAGCTGTTAAAGAAGACTACGAGTCAGCTATCCACGAAATTTGGGGCATTGTTGAACAAATCAATGATTTAATATTTGATTTTAATTTAGAAACACCCGAAAACGCACTATTGCTTATGCCACATGCAGTACAAATTTGGAAGACGTTTTATGGCCTTTAACCTTGAAGACTACGAACCAGTAGCCAGCCGGCTTGACAGGTTCCTTAAAGCGCACCCTGACGCCCGCGTCATTACTGACCTTGTGCATTACATGGCAGATATTGCAGTGTTTAAGTGTGAGTTGTGGCTAAACAACGAAATTATTGCAACAGGCTGGGCTGAAGAAATACGCGGCCAAGGCAACGTAAATAAAACTAGCCATGTCGAATGCTGCGAGACCTCGGCAGTGGGCCGCGCGCTTGCGAACGCGGGCCTGTCAGGTAGCGACTTCACGAAACGTCCTAGCCGTGAAGAAATGCAAAAAGTTGTGCGCTATGAGGGCGACATGAAAATAACAGAGCGCGGCGACGCGCCCAGCGAAAAGCAAGTGTGGAAATACAAAAGCGAACTAAAAAAAGTCGGCAAATTGCCACCGTTAAACCTTGCAAGCATGACTAAATATGAGATAAGCAAAGCCATTGACGGCCTAATAAACGGCGATGCAACACCAGAGCCACAAGACATACCAGAGGAGCCGTTCTGATGCAGGTGCTAGGCAAGATTATTACCTTTGCAATAATGGTCGGCTTTATTACCGTCATTATTGAAGCAATCCTTTATGAGCGAGAAATAGGGGCAGCGATACGAAAAGAGAAACCCTTTTATGAGTGACCCTGACCAAGTATGGAATGCGTTTGTGAGCGCGTTGCCGGCACAAGACCAGGCTCGACATGACCTGCACGCTTTTCAGGCAAAGTTGCTTAAAAATGCTTTGAGCGAACTGGAAGAACAAAACCTAAAGATTCTGGAACTGAGCGCCCAGATAGTGCTACTCGAAGAAATGCTACAGGGCTACAGCAGCCTGCTCTTTGACGTCACAACAGACCGTGACCGTTTTCGTGACGACTGGAAAGCAATGACCAAAGAGCTGTCAAGGTGGCGCCCAGCATGAGGCGACCAATAGACACAGCAAAAATAACTTTGCTAACTGCGTTAGAAGAGTTGCATCAACATGGTTTTCAATTAGAACTGCAAGAACGAGGCGGCGGATACGCAATTGTGTTGCCAATTGACGGCAATTACATGAACCTAAAAGACGCTCAGTCTATGTTTGACTATTGGCAAAA